CTTAATTACAGCTAGTTCGAAGAGGAATTGGAATAAGCCGGATTTGCAGTTAGTCACGGATGTTTATGAATTATCTGAAAAATATGTTTCAGAGTTTATCGATAATGCTATGGTCCCTAATGCGGCAGCAGTTTTGGCTTCAAAAGAGCAGGACCCTACAAGGTTTAATGCAGTTGATTATTGCGACTGGTTGTCTACTAGAAGTGAAGTGTTTAGAGATGCTCTTTTGGCTTCGTGTCCGAACGAGTTATTAGAATTGAATTTAGAAAAATACCAAACGATACTAAAGGGTAGGATTAAGCAAAAGATGTCAGCAGCAGCAGAGCATGAATTGCCCCAGGGCCAGGTAGTTATACATCACGATCCGTCAACTAATGCTTTGTTCACTAGTGTCACGAGGCAAGCTTTTAATACGTTTGATTCGTTGTTGAAGCCGACTTATAAGAGTGCGGGTCGTATTTCGGATACGGATTTTTCGCGTTGGCTTACATCTATTAAACAATATTTGATTGGGTCAAAACTTATAGAGATAGATTCATCCAAGTATGACAAGTCACAAGGTTTGTTAGCTCAAGCTATAGAAGCAGTTATGATGCGGAGGTTGGGTATAGATCCGGAGATTATAGATACTTTCAAGGAAAGTTATGTAGGTTCAGTTAACTCGAGGAATCTAGGGTTAGCCTTTATCATTGCTTTCCAAAGAAAGTCGGGTGCTGCTGATACCATGTTTGGTAATTTAATATATAATTATGTTAGTGCAGGTAGGAGTATAGGCTATGATAAGATATTGTTCGCCACAGGTAAGGGTGATGATAATCTTATAGGAGTAGTTGATGTTGTCCCGGGTTATGTTTCTCAAAGAATGTCTTATATATTTAATTTGGATGCAAAAGTGTTAGTGGATCAAGTTCCCACCTTTAGTTCAGGGTATATACTTATTCTAGATGACGTAGTTATCTTTGCACCAGATCCTGTTAAACGTGTTATGTTGCTCGGCGAAATTAATGCACGGTCGGGTGACTCTAAGTTTAAGCTGACAGATAGTGAAAGGTTTGAAAGGTTTAGATCCTTCCAAGATTCGGTATCTGCATATAATGTATTTGGTGTGCCTAGTGCATTAGAGTCGATGGTTCGTACTCGCATGAATTCTCCTGAGGCGGATGTGTGCTTACTTATTGACGCTTTATTGATAATAGCTTCAGATTTCGCATTGTTTTCAAAAATTGTTCCATATTGATTTAAATTGTTTTAAAGTTTTACTCTCCTGTCACTTCTCTGGTGATAG